GTGCCGCTAGTTATGCCTGTTGGAAGAGTCCACTTATAAACAGAGGATCTGCTAGTATTTGAAGTACTGTTATTGCCCCATTCTGGAACATGAGGAAAGTATGCGGCATCGTAAGTAAACAAATCTACTGTGGCAACACTAATACGGCTTGTTCCACCAGAATAGTTAGACAGTGAATTTCTTCCACCTGTTGTTTGACTTCCTGAAGAGGACAAAATAGTTGCACTGCCATCAGCACTAACATTAAATTCATATTTTACTGAGTATTGAGGATTATACGCCCCTGAAGTACCTCCAGTATCCGCCGTTAGTGAATAGCCCGGAGCTAGCAATACTTCCCATGTTCCTGCAGTTCCTTCTGCTCTGTTTCCAGAAGTAGGACCAATAGAAAGAACTGCGTTCCCAAGATCATTTCGCAACGCAACAGAAAACTCATAGAACGTCATTTGATCTGCGGCAGTACCAATAATATAGCCGCCTTGGAATACCTTTCTCCAAGTACCCGATTCTTTTACATACGCTTCTTTTATTTCCCGCCAGACACCGTCATCCTTAACATGTATCTCTTTTATTTGCCGCCAAGTGTTGCTGTCTTTTACATACGATTTAGTCATTAGTATTTATACCAAATATCGCCGTTACTTCCGCCGGTAGGATCTGAAGTTGAAACAGTTCTTGTTCCATTTGCGTTTGTTCCCACGCTTGTAGGAACTTTAGTATCCACGTAAGCCTTAATAGATTGTTGTGTAGCAAGAGCGTTTGGATCGTTTGAGGACATATTGTCTTCGTCTCTAATAACGTCTACTTGTACGCCCTGAGCCACTCCAGTACTGCTTATGAACTGAAACATTTCTGTCCATATTTTATCGGAGACATTTAAGGTATTGTATACGTTTGTACTGAAAGAACTTAATCTGAGTACTTCTCCTGAAATACTGCCGTTTCTCGTGTAAAAGCCCAAACTTCCGTTTTCACTTCCGTTTGTTACATCATCAGACTTAGCCCGAATGAATGCGTACTCTGTATTTGCGTTAGAGGTATCTTCACCCCAAAACTCAATTTCGCCAATAATAGATCCATCTGCCTGAGCATAATCCTGCCTTCCAATTACAAGCTTTCCATAATGAGTTCCAGTTTGAGCATCATTAGCAAGCGCCGCATTGTAAATAGCAAAGGCTCCTGTGCCCTCCATATTTACCTGATTATAGGTGTAATTTTCGGTCTTAGCATATCCGCTTGAGGCCAACTGATGAAAACTGAAAATAGTTGTATTAGTTGTGGAATTTTTAAACGTGTTTGCGTCTGTACTTAATTCTAGATTGCCTGCTACCAGACTTCCCACATTAAATTTTTCAGAGCCTACAGTCCACTGATCGTTTGTTTCGTCCCACTCAAAAGTTTTGTCTGCCTGTGATCCACGGTTAATGGTAATACCACCGTTTTGGCTTGGAGCAACATCGTCTGCTAAGTTACTATTAAGAAGAATGTTATTATCTGCAAGATTAATCTCTTCAGTATTAACTGTTGTTGTAGTACCAGAAACAGTCAAGTCACCGTTAACTACTAAATTTTTGTTTGTGGAATCTCCGGGGCCACCACTGCCAATTGTAACATTTCCTGCGACAGTTAGATCGCCAGTAAATGCGGCACCGGCTAATGCCGCTTTGCCGTCAATCTGAGCCTGTATCGCTGAAGTTACGTCACTAGTGTAGTCAATTGTAGTTGCAGTTGCATTGCTGATGCCAAGAGTACTAAGAGTAATATCAGAAGTTTTTGCTATTGTTCCATCGCCACCAGTAGGAAAAGTTAACGTACTATTGCTAACAGGTTCTGTAAAAGCCAATGTTGTTTTAAAAACATTGTTTGAATCATATCTTTCAATTGAGTCTACTTTTGGTGTAGTAAGCGTTTTGTTTGTTAGTGTGTCTGTAGTATCTGTACCAACTAAAGTTGTTGTTGCATCCTGAACAGTTACCGTTCTATTTGCGGTAGGAGTTGTAAAAATAAAATCAACCCTATTCGCATTATCATCATTTATTATTCTAATGGTGCCGTCAATTGAAGGAGCATCCAGAGTTTTATTTTCTAGCGTTTCAGTCCTTTCAAGAGTCGCGAAATTGTAATCAGTTAAAGAGGAATTGAATTCAGAAATAGTACCGGCTAAGGTATTTTGCACCAGATCAATTGATTTATTAGATAGGGTATCTGTGGTATTCACACCAACAAGAGTGGTAGATGCGTCAGGAAGTGTGATAGTTCTGTCTGCTGTAGGGTCTGCAACAGCCAGAGTGGTCTCAAAATCATTTTCAGTAGCACCTTCAAATACTACAGTTGCTGAATTTAAGTACAACCCAGACATGGTGTAAGACGCAGTTTCATCAAGTTGATCAGGGCCAACAGCATCGTCTGCTATTTTTGCGCGAGTAACAGCATCCTCTGCTAGCTTTTCAGTCGTTACCTGTAGGTCACCTATCTTAGTCGTAGAAACAGCACCTTCGCCAATTGTGGAGTTGCCAACTGCGCCGTTTGCAATACTTTCCGGGCCTAGCTTTGGACCTTCGCCTGCTACACCAGTATGGCTGTGCCCACTCGCCCCCATAGCCGTTTCAATTCTGTTGAACTCAGCATTTAGATCGTTAGCACTGATGATACCACCATCAACAATACCTGCTTCTGATGCACGGGTATACCCTGCCATTACTTATCTCCTACTCTCTGTGGCAAACTCAAGTGCCATAGCATCTAGTGAAAAAGGTTGAGTTGAACCTGTTGTTGTGTATTCAATTGAAACAACAAACCCAGAGCCTGTTACTTGTTTTCTTAATGTAAGACGCACCGCATCACCATAAACAAATCCGGTAAGCACCTCTACTGGGTTTAATGGGTCTACATATGTAGCATAGGTTGCTGTTCCATATGTTCCCAAATCGTAGTCTGTGTCATCTCCGTCCGGACCAAGTATATTAGTCAGGTCTACAGGATCTGGCTGTATCGTGTTAGCGCCATTGTAATCATAATTCAAACGCATCTCAGATCTAAAACTTCCTTCAGGATCTAAGTAGGTATGAACAGCGTAAATTGTTTTTCTTAGGGTTGGATCATCAATTGGGAGATATGGAGTATAAAAAGATGCGTCTATATCAGCACCATCAAAAGTAGTACCCTGCTCCAATTGATACACATACCCATCGTTATTAGCAAAAAAGATCTGCTCTTCGTTTCCTGAGTATTCACTATAGGAACAGAACGCTTTTATACCCCTAGTCTCTGCCCAAGCTATCTCTCCGCCGCCCTGCTGAGCAAACTGTGTTCCTAGCAAGCCCTGAGAGTTCTCAGTTGAATCTCCTGCCCTAAAGCCCATGAGACGATACTGAGACTTGCCGCGAACCAAGAAAGAAGTAAATACGTTGTGTCGCTTTCTGAAAGAGTTTACTTCGTTCTGTATATTCTTTGTTACTGAAGCAAGCCCAACGTCACCAATCTTATCTGTACCAGACAATAGTCTAAGCCCGTCTGGCCCCATAAAAATTACATCACCTGCAATCTCTTGAATAGTGTCTGGTTCTACACAACCTAAGTCAGCAGAAACAGGCTGTCTTTGTACATCATCAAAAGATGTTGCATTAACGGCGCTAATAGTTTTTTCAGTGAACACATATAAAGTGTCCCGGAAAACAATTAAGCCTGTAATATTTGCAGGATACAAGTCCTGTACCGCGCCACTTGCTACTGTAAAATCTGTATCAGAGGCAGGAGCAGAAATAAATAAACTTGTTCCATTGCCAATAATGATCAGTCTTTTGTATACTGCAACATGATCACTACCGCTTAAACCAACAGGGGGGTTTGGTATTTGTGTGAGGTTGGCTCCATCGTAGATGTGTGGGTAACTTACCCCATCTACCACCATTAACTTTTCGCCCGCACCAATGTTGTACTTACAAAACCTGATTTTATTTGAAGTACTTGCGTCTAAAAACACGGTTGGCGTTGTGATTTCGGTCCACGCTCCTGCACCACCAGATTCATATAAACGACATTTTGTATTATCATCATTGTTTCTAGCGACAACAACCTTACCATTTAGGTAAGATATTCCCCGAATAACGCCAGTTCCGGGAACTAATGACGTATCAAACTTCTGATAGCCTAAAATCCTCTTATACCCGCCCTCAATAGACGGTTCAAAGTTTCTTAACTGTCTGGCACTACCGGGCATATTAACACCCTGCTGTAAAGGAGATAAGTTGGTTATCAATCCTCCGCCAAACTCAACGGGATACGTCTGCCAACCATCAGCCATTACATGTACCTTACATTATGGCTTGAGGATTTTTTAGTGACTCTGGTATCAATAACATTAATATATTCGTTGACAAACAGGCTACGCATTGCTTTAAGGCCTTCATCAAACTTTTGTTTTGCCATAGCCGCCGCCTGCGCATTGTCCCTAAACATATAACAATGGTATAGAGCACCATCAATTATTACATGCTTAAAAGACTCAGGAACAGTAGGTACGTCATCGTACAAATTTAGATCAGCAGGAATAATAAAATACTCAATCTCTAACGTGTAATCTTGATTCGGCTTTGGAGCAAGTACAAAATCATTGGTCTGCGTTTTGGCTATTAGCTTTGGAACACCGCCTGTTGAGTTCGTGTTAACCTCATCGTCATAGTATGTCTTCAGGTACTCATTGTATTGAATTTGCCTGAGCATCTGACTATCAACATTTAAGTCTTCGTCCCGAACAATTCTTACGGTATCAAAATCAACAATCTTAGCGTTCTGTGGAAGGGGATATCTGGCAACACCAGAGTCTAAAACAATTTCCGTTGTGTTGTGATTGAAAGGATAATTATACTCTTGATGATTGATGTCCCTAATTGCCGCATTAATTGCATCTTTAATCGTTGCATAAAAATTGACAGCGGTAGGAAAATTAGTGCTATTAAGCTTTGTTTCGTTCAATCTTCCACACAATTCATTGGTAAGAGATAAAAAATTATAGGACATTTATACTCTCTCCCTTACTTTAATTTTTATGCGGCGGTTAGTAGTAATAGTATAGTTTGTTTTATTGGACTGAGAAGTTACAATTTCGCAAACCAATGTATACACTTTGTTTGCTATTCCCTTGTCTAAAACAATAGTTGCTGTAGTAGCGGTTCTGCTTTCAGTAATATTAGTTAGACCAACGGTGGCAGATGCTCCTCCAGTATTTAAGTACATTCCGTTACTGCTTACTGCAAAATTAGGAGGAGCGAAAGTTTGATATGAATAGCCTTCAGGAAAATCCACCAAGGCTTTATCAGCACCCTCTATGTACCAATTAACAGACGTAATAGTCAGATTATCTCTTTCTAAGTAACGAGACCAATCAACCGTGTAATCTAGTCTTTCGTCCGGATCTTTGTCTGGGAATTTAAACGCCATTACGCGGCCACCTTTATTTCTCTGTATGAATCTTCATCAATGTACACTATTCGATCCTGTTCAGGCTCAACAGATACTGCGCGATTTTCTGACTCAAGAATATAAACAACCCCTGAACGGTTATATAGATCAGGGTTGAAGAATGGAAGTTTAATGCCATATGAGGTCTGGCTAGCGAAAGCAGTAGAAGATCCGGTTGCCCTACGTATAGTAATGGCAAGCAGATTTACAGCAATGGCGTAGCTAGTTATACTCAAATTACGCTGATTTGCAAGCTTTTTCGGCTGTGTCGTGGGTGTAGCAAATCCTGTTGAAAACGCCGCTGTGTTTGTTACTGCTGTAGCAGACACTGTGGCTGTAGAAGAAGGTTTCTTATCGGGCTGATAATTAAAGTTTACACCTGACACTTTAATTGCGGTACTAGTGACAGTGGCACTGTTCAAAGAAGAAACAACAGTAGAGTTAGTAATGCCTATGGCAGAAGATGACCCACTAGCCTCTGCGCCAGAAACATTTGATGTTGCATTTCCAATTCCTACAACAGTGCCAGTGTTGTTACTAGATTGTGCCTGTGCATTAGCCGTGGTATTTATAATGCCAACTGCAGATCCTGCTGTAGACCCGTCTCCCGCTACTACAGAGGAACCGTTTTGTAGTCGTTTACCAACTACAGATACTGTTGCAGTACAAGCTATAGTTGTATTTGGTGCATACTGTAATTTATTTGCTACAACAGAAATACTAGCGCTTCCAGATGAAGCGCCAGTAGCAAAATGTACAGTATTAGATTGCGCTCCAAATGCCGCCGAAGCAAATGGACCTGCACCAAATGACATTTATCTAGTCCTCTTTAGGCTCATCTACAGGCTTTTCTTTTTCGGCCAATTGATCAGCAGTTTGCTTTCGGATATCCATAATGACATCCATAGAATATTTAGCAGGCAATTCCGCCAGTGCTGATAAAATAATGTTTACTTTTTCTTCTGAAAAATTATATGTAAGCATGATTATTCCTATTAATATATTATTTTATTTATACCCGGATAATTTACTGCACCCAACGTGTCAGGCACATAGTCTTCGGGCCAGACTATGTCTTCATTAATTCTTGGAAGCTCTACGTTTTCATGCATAGCACCGTTTAGCTCCATCTGCTCAAATTTAGCAGATAGGTTTTCTAGCCATTCGCACCAACCAAGATTATCTATGTCATCTTTCCATCTGTTTTCATATACAACACCGTCAATTCTAGTGTCATATACATAAGTAGGATAGCGATCATATAAATGTTTAACCACAAGGTCACCCTTAATATGCGCGTCCTTGTATTGTAAATACATAATAGTATCTTCTCCCACAGGAAAATCTACGTCATATCTAAATCCTTCACATGACTTGCGAGAGAAGAAAACAATCCGGTGATGAGTTTCCCAGTGAGAAATGTATTTGTATGCTAAATTAACCCACCGCTCGTGGGCATCTGCTAATCTTTGTGCAAAGGCATCGCCGTAGGGAACTCTTACCAGTTCGCCGCCCGTTGCCCTTTTCCACCAATCTACATCGTGTAAGAAACAACGCGCCCCATGACCCATAATTTTTTCTGAATCGTCTCTGTCGCGGCATCCTAAATAGGGATTTCCTAGTAGCTCTTTCCCAAATACAATATTTTCAACAAAATCAAATCCGTAGCCATTTTCACGCCATATACCATATTGGTATTCTAACGCCAATACATCTGGAGGATTTTCCATGTCAGCAATGTGCTGATATGTCCACACGCCATGTGGTGTTAGATAATCATCCCCATCAACTAGGACAAAATAATCATTATCGGATTCTAAAAACAGTTCTATTACAGAGTTCTTGCCTTGGCTTGCTGTGCCATTAGATTCTGTAACAACGCACTCAATGCCTTCGTTTGCGCAAACCTGAACTGCCTCATCCTCAAACGCTTGATCTAGTGTATTGATTACAACTGTTAGTTGATCATGTGGTATGTGCCTGAAGTGCCTCTTTAGAGCATTCAGATTACGACAGCAGAGAGCGTAGTACCGTAACATTAGTCTAGTGGCTTCACCGGCCAGACAACGTTAAAAGGAAACTCAGCTTGCTCTGTAATGTCCCTAAGCGCAGTTCTATAAGCCGTCATTTCGTCAGACATGGAGCGGTCTGATAGCGCAAACGAGTCTGTTTGTTGTAGGAGAACATCTCTTTTTGCCCTGATCGCAGAGGCTAACTCTTCTTCGGAAAGAGCTTGAACAACCCAAGATTCACTAAATTGATTTTCTTCCTCTGTAACAACTTTCTGTAGCTTTTCTGTGCCGCTATCATACGTAGGCTTTTCGGCAACTACCGTTTCTTTAATCTGCCCTGTTGTAGTGGACAATTCTATTCCATTTTCTGGTATGTTGTTCCAGTAATTTGTAACTTGCAGAGTGTTATTTGAACTCTTAGCCTGCGCAATAATAGCCGCCTCATTAAAGGGCGATCCTACGTAGGACCGGACATAATAGTCAGGAAATCCTTCCTTAGAATATTTGATTTGCACAGTCATCGCAGGCTCATCAATTCGTGTAATCTCAAAATCTATCAAAAAATATCTCCTAAGTTATGCTGATTGCCACAGTGCCGTTGACAGTTTCTTCGTACTCAAGTATATCATATATATCATTTAAATTAGTAGTACCAGAAGAATAAGAATAACCGCTCCATGTTCCTAAGAGCCATGCCCACTCAACCATGTTTGTAACGCCATCGTTGTTTAATCGATAAGGGACACTAAATTGGCAATCTCCCGCACTTGTTGACACGCTTCTTGTGATATTACCACTGCTACTAGATTTACGGCCTGTGAAAGAAATACTGCTAAATGCGTAGATTGATGCGCTACCCTGCGCTTGCACCAGTAGAATTTTTGATCCCGAAACACCCGAACCATAACCTATGGTTTCTATACCTGCAATAGATGTTACTACAACTCCACTGATCAATCCTGAAGTATTTGTTAAAGCACCAAATGCGTCATCATGAGTTCCATTAACAGACTCTGGATAGTAAAAATCACACTTACCTTGTGCCCCGTAGCCTATACGAACATGGTATGCATTTGAGTTATCATGGTCTGGTGTTAACGTAGCGGTTGAGCTACTGGTGCTAGCACTTGCACCATAAAAATCAGAAATATCAATAATACCTGTAGTTGGTATTCCGGGAGCGGCACCATAATACTCACTGAGTCCGTGAGGAGTAGAACCTCCAAACTCATTAGCTATATCAAGAATAGATATTGCTCCGCTAGACTGTAGTGCCATTCTTTAACTCATCAATCTGTTTCTGTTGTTCTTTAATTGCTTCAATCAGTAGAGGTATTAGTTGCTCGTACCGCACAGCTTTGTAACCATCGTCCCTGTCCACTACAATTTCCGGTAGTACTGCTTCAACATCTTGTGCAATTACACCTACTTCTGCTTTCTCTGTGTCTTTATCTTGCGCTTGATCATTCCAGTTAAATGTATAGCCTGTCAATTGATTTACTTTTGATAGGGCATTGTCAATCGGTTGTAGATTTGTTTTTAATCTTTCGTCAGAAGAATAATAGGCTGTAACATCGCCTGTAGAACTAATTGCACCTGTGAAGCGCCACACAGAGCCGGTCCAATATAAGTTTCTATTAAACAAATATCCAGAGTAACTCCCATATACATTGTCGTATTTAAGGGCTTCTGTAGAAGTACCAACAACTCCATATCTAAATGCATAGCCAGTCATGTATCCACTATACTGTGCATATTCTCTAGTGCCGCTAGTGTAGCCATTAACAGCTATATTGGTAGTTGAAAGAGCAACGCCAGATCCAACTCCGATGCCGCTAGAGGTTACTTTTAAATATGTTGTTCCTCCTTTTTGAAGCTCTAGGTCATAGTTACTATTAGCCCCATTAATTCTTTGGAAACCGCCTGTATTATTAGCGTCTATCTCTAAAGTATTGCCACCTGCGCCCGAAGGTGAGCGAAGTTTAAGCTTAAAGTTGCCCCCGGTACTTTGTCTTCCCACCCAAAGCTCAGGAGTTTCGGATTCAATATTATTCCTACTGTTACCACTGTCATGGTAGATTTCCATATCAGCACTGTTGCCAAACTGTGCTTTATAGCCATCCTGCCACTCAGTGTTGCCAGTTACATTGTCGTTTGCATCACTTCTAATAAACGAACTTGCATGAAGGTTATCTACTTTGTCTGCATTGGCGGTTGACGAAAGACTAAACTGCGTACCACTAAGCGTTAAGCCAGTACCTGCTGTATACGTAGTATTAGTGTCAGTATTTGTGTCTACCCACGGTACGTTAACAACTAAGTTATCGCTACTGTCAACCTGAACGGCGTATGTACGACTAGCTGTACTTGATACTGAATTAGCACCAGTTGTTTGCGCAGTTGAACTAACGTTTGCCTTAAACTCTGTACCGGATAAGGTTAACCCTACACCCGCTGTGTAGGTTGTGTTAGTATCTGTGTTTGTGTCTGACCAAGGAACGTTAACAACTAAGTTATCATTACCATCTACCTGCACAGCATATGTGCGACTTGCTGTATTTGATACTGTATTAGCACCAGTTGTTTGTGCAGTAGAACTCACATTGGCATTAAACGTTGTACCACTTAAAGACAGCCCAGTACCGGCAGAGTAAGTTGTATTAGTGTCAGTGTTTGTGTCTACCCACGGAACATTCACATAAGCTTGACCACTGGCGTTTAGCACTACAGGATAATTTTTGCCTGAAGCAGTATACCCTATCTTAATCAGGCCCAATGTAGTGCTATTGGCCTGACTATATGTTGTATTGGTATCAGTATCTGTCCACGGCACATTAACAAAAGCTTTGCTATTCGCATCTAATTGAACAGGGTAGTTCTTTCCTGAAGCCGCGTATCCAATTTTAACTAGGCCTAATGCACCGCTAGTTGCCGCACTGTATGTTGTATTAGTGTCTGTCCAAGGGACATTAACATACATCTGATCACTAGACAATTGTACTGGATAATTTTTGCCTGAAGCAGTATATCCAATCTTAACTAAGCCTGCTGTAGTAGATGTTGCAACAGAATAAGTTGTATTGTTATCTACCCAAGGAACGTTTACATACGCATTATTACTAGCGTCTACAGATACAGAATAGTTTCTGTTTGACACATCAGTAGTGTATCCAGTTTGTATGCCGCCTAACGTAGAACTTGCGGCTACAGGTAAACTATAGTTATTGGCGTTTGTAGCTATGCCATCAAGTTTATTGCCATCTGCGGCAATATCACGCCCGTCAACAGTGCCATCGCCTGTAATGGTAATATTACCTGAAAATGTTGCAGTTGCCGCATCTAAGTTATTAACAACAAGATCACCTGCATTGTATGAGCTATCGTTAGTATTAATAGTACCAGTAGGTTCAGGGTCATATTCTTTAACAAACTTAAACTTGTTGTCTGTGACATCGTAGAACATGCCTATGTGCGTGTACCCAACGCCACCTTCAGCAGTACCTGTGTTAATGTTAGACCAGATACCCGTGTCTACATTTGTAGGAACTGCAGTGCCTGACCAAACATCATTTAGTGTGTGCCCTGTCAAAGTAGCAAATTTAATACTAATGCCGTTATCTAATAAATTACCTGCTGTACTTATAGAAACGTTTGTAGCTTCTGTTGTAGCAAAGTTATCCTTAGACCAAGAGAAAGAGTCACGGGAACCCCCCGCGCCGTCTATTTTGACGTAGTAAGTTGTAGAAGTAGTACCACTGAAGTGACCATCAAAATAGGCATCGTCTAGACCTGAACCTGTAAAAGTAGTATTTGCTTCACCAATAGTGTCGCCAGAGTTCAGGTACAAGAAAGGAGCACCTGTTTCTACGTTTGTAGAAGATGCAATAGTCTGGGAACCTACAACCGTCAAATCACCGTCAACAATCAAATCACCGCCGATATGTGTATCTGACTGCACACGGAAAGAGTTGACTGAGTGATTCTGTTGATTTACTAGAAGAACGCCTGTTGTAGCGTCTGATTTAACAACCCAACCAAGACACATTGGGTAGTTAGGATAGGTGGGAGATTGATTTTGTACGGCACCGGGAGTAAGGCCGACAAAAAAGTTAGTGCCTGCAAACAGGCCACTTGTGTCAACGCCATCTATAAGACCAGACGTTAGAATATAACCCTCAGAGTTATTGGGTATGTCTGCCGCCGCAAGTCCCTGCGCGTTATATTTGCCAACATTAGTAGCATCTGCCAAGGCTACAGTAGGCATCTCATTAGAATAGTTGCCACTAAAGTAGAGCGGTTGACCCTTTAAGATTGTTGAGCCTGTGTTATTGTATACACGATGGTGCTCTTCAAGGCCAATCTCGTGCTGTACGTTACTTATGTCACTATAATAATTTAAAGTCTTATGGATAGGATCATAGAAGATACGACCCTCTTTGTATGTTGCGTGATCTGTAAGTACATCTGTATCTAGATCGATTACAGCACCAACTGCTGTTTCAGCGCTATCATTAATAAACACCGCTTGCGAGGCGGGTTGAGTACATATACAAACTAGCGTATTGTTAGCGGTAAATTCTACTAGTGAACCAGAATTAGAAGAAGTATAAATGTCTCCATTGCGGACAATATGATCATCACTAAAAGCAGTCTCCGCCGCAGACCGAATCTCTCCAACGCCTACTTCATAATCACCTGTAGCGGGATCTAGAATAGCATAAAACGTGTCGTTTCCGTGACCAATGCCACTAACAAAAGACGCAAAGCCGTCTGTTGGTCCGCTAAGAAAAACGTTA